ATTTAGGGCAATTTGACCATACGGAGAGCGCCAACTCTTTAAACTGGTACTTTCTCACGCTTTCAATTTGGCGACTCTGAGCGTGAGGCTAGGAATTGCTAGAACAGAAGCAAGTAGATTTATAAAAATAGCTGAAGAGCTTTATCAAAGAGGTTTTAGTAAAGATTTATACCTAGATTATAGCATATTTAGGGCAATTTGACCATACGGAGAGCGCCAACTCTTTAAACTGGACACCACTTCCAAGCGTTCGCCAACTTGGGGTAATCGCCCAGCGTTTGGAGTGGTGCCAATCCTGTATAAGAAACGACATTAAAGGCCAACGGAGGAAAAATATGATAGCAGATCAATTAGAAGCTATTTCAACAAATTTAGAAGAAATACAAGAAATTCTTGTAGGAGATGGAACTGCATTAGCTAAAAGAGAAATCAGCAGGGTATTGAATGACTTGGATGATGTCTACAATGAACTAACTAGCACAGAATATCATGAACAACAGCAAACACTTAAGGAACAGACGGAAAGGATGAAACAGAGAGTAGTTGCTGAAGTAATAGGAGAACTAGAAGAACGAGAAGAGTCTTATTACAGAAATTATTGGGGTGATACTAAGTTTATAAAGCTACTTTCCAACTTTGATGGATTTCTTTTCTTAAACACTTACCTAGCTGAAATAACTAAAGAAAATACCTACCCAATGGAACAAAGTCAATTATTGAATTATGTATGGGAAGTCATAGCGGTTGATATCGCAAAGAAAAAACGAGGGAAAAAGAACGTTTTGGATTCATGGACAGACTCATCCTTATATACTCGTGGAATGATGATTGATTAGGAGGCAATGCAATGACACTAGACCTAGACAACATGACACAAGCAGAATTTGATGAAATAATGGCTGAAATCAAGGAGAGAAATCCAAACCTATTCCAGTTTATCGCTGATTTTGTAGATCGAAAAGTAAGCACCGAAGAGGTGGACGACTTCTTGAAGATGGAACGAAGCGACCAAGTGGACTACATCAAGAACTACAAGGCGAGGGCATAACATGAATGAGTTAGATTTGACCAATACACAATCGGCAATCTTTATGGTGGTATTGATTGGCTTACTGCTTTATTTAAACCACCGAGACCGCAAAAAAAGCGCCCAATTTGAGCGAGAAAACCAACAGACGATAGAAACACCTAGCGAGAGTTTAAGCCCAGATTATGGGCGGTATATCCAGCTTGCAGGGGTCAACGTATGGGGAGGAACTGAATGAGTCTATCAGAGAATGACAAACGAGTATTAAGACTAATCAAGGTAGGGGCTGAAAACTCCATAACAGGGGCAGAAATCAGCCTACTCACTAAGCTAGCAGAAAGAACCGTGCAAGATATTATCAGCCGTCTAATCACGCGCTACGGCGTTCCTATCGTTGGGGTACGTCATGGGGCTTTCAGAGGCTACTTTATCCCAGCTAACAAAGAGGAGCTACTGGACGGTGCAAAGGCATTCTATAACCAAGTACAGGAAGAACAGAAACGCCTAACTGTCCTTTTAAATGCTGATTTAGAAAGCTACAAAGAAACCTTGAAGGAGGTGGGCGGATATGTTTAGCCTAAGCCGAGAAAGCGAGCAAGACCTAGCGCAAGGCATTCTGGAGGTAGTGGAAAGATACCTGGAAGCGCGTGATAGACTCAAGCCACGGCTGACAGGTTTAATCTCAGCCCAGGAAGTCATGGATGAGTTAGATATTAAGTATATGACGCTCCAAAAATGGGAAAAAGCAGGGCTAAGGCGATACCAGCCCCCACTAGAAGATACTAGGAAAATCTATTATAGAATTTCTGACTTGATGAAGTTTATGGGGGTGGAAGAATGAGAAAATTTTATATACACCCTGCACATAATAGAGGCGTGCAAGTCAGAGGTATGGACATTTACAAGGATATGAAATCAACCTTAGAGCAAACCAAAGAACAAAAGCGGTTGAAGAAATTAAGAAAGAAACGAAGAAAAGGAGGCTGATATGGTGATTTATGAGGCTAAAGGTTTTCAAAATAATCTTGTCTATCCATTTGATAAGATTGAGCCATTCGAGTATATTGAACGATTTAAGCCTTTAGTCGTTCCAGAGGGGACAGAAATTGAGGAATACAAGCGTACACAAGCGCCCTACTGTATCAGTGGCAAAGTGACACCAGAAAAGAATGGCAGTTACAAGCGAAACAACTCCAGTCTAATCTATCGGGATTTGATTTTCCTTGATTATGATGATATACAGGAGACGTCTGAGGGCTTCATAGAAGCCGTTTCTAGCGCTTTATTTGGCTACTCCTACATCTTATACCCAACTATCAAACATAGCTTAGAAAAGCCACGTTTTCGCCTTGTCGTGAAGCCTGACAGCGTGATGAACGAGGCGACCTATAAGCAGGTAGTGAAAGAGATTGCTGATAAGATAGGCCTACCCTTTGACATGGCCAGTCTTACATGGTCACAACTCCAAGGGCTACCAGTCACAACAGGCAAGGTTGAAGATTATCAAAAGATTGTGGAGCATGGACTAGATTATCCAGTACCACAGACAACGGCTGAACCAGTCAAACAGAATGCTACCAGTCTTCCATACACTCCAAGGCCAAGCGGTCAGAAATCTATGACCATGAGGATTATTGACACGCTTTTCAACGGATTTGGAGACGAGGGAGGGCGCAACGTAGCACTGACACGATTTGTAGGCTTACTCTTTAATAAGTGGGTTGATTGTGACCTAGAGACAGCCTATGAACTTACAAAGATAGCCAATAGTGTGACGGTTGAACCATTGCCTATTGAGGAGCTAGACCGCACTTTTAGCAGTATAGCACGGGCTGAATATAGAAAGAGAGGTTAGAACCATAGAACTAGAAGAATTAGCAAACCTAAAAAGTGAAATCTTGGAGGTCAGAGAGCAAGAACAACCTCCAAAAACAATGTGGGAACTTTATAGTAGGATTTGGGAACTTGGAGATCAATGGCGTAAAGAAAACTCCTATATCGTCAATGAAGGAAAGAAAAATGAGAGAGTAGAGGTTCCAGTGCCTAGCGTCGCAATAGTAGCCAAAGCATTGCAGGAAATTTGCTATTTTACCTTTATAGGCGAGGGTGCAATAAGTGATATTAGTAAGCTATATCTTTACCACTTGGATTTAGGCCATTATGTATCAAGTAACGATATTTTCCGAAAATTGCTTTTAAAATATGACTCACGTTTGACCTCTAACAAGTTCTTCACGGAACTTATATCTTTTATCCGTACAGAAACAAAAATGAAAAAACCGCTGGACGATTATCGATATATTCCAGTAGCGAATGGAGTTTATAATATTAAGACTCATAAACTAGAGGAATTTAGTCCTAATTTTGTCATTACCAGCAAGATACAAACGGAGTACAACCCATGCGCCAGAAAGCCTATTTTAGATGGTTGGTTTGATTTTGATAGATGGTTAGAGACATTAGCAGTTAACGATAAAGAAGTTGTAGCTTTATTGTGGCAAGTCATAAATGAGGCTATCAATCCAAACCGAACACGTAAGAAAATGGTGCTAATGGTTGGAGATGGTAATAATGGGAAAGGTACTTTCCAAGCCTTGCTGGAGAATTTAATAGGGCGGTCAAATATTAGTAATTTGAAACCTGACCAGTTTGGAAAAGAGTTCTATTTGGGTGCTTTGGAAGGAAAGGTTTGTAATATTGGAGATGATATTTCTAACAAGTACCTGGATGAAGTTTCTGACCTTATGAGTGTAATTAGTGGAGATCCAGTGCAGGTCAATAAAAAAAGCTTGCAACCCGTGGAAGCACGTTTCAGACTATTGTGTATCTTTTCGGGCAATGATTTGCCTAGAGCTAGAAATAAGACGATGGGTTGGTATAGACGGCTTTGTATCATTCCTTTCCGTGCAGATTTTAACGGTCAGAAAGAACGTCATGAAATCAAAGACCGATTTATAAAGAACAAAGAGCTACTAGAGTGGGTTTTGTTTAAAGTTTTAAATATGCCAAATTTTGATAGCTTTATAGAACCAACAGTAGTACAAGAAATGCTTAGCAAGTACAAAAACGACAATGATTATATCAAAGTTTGGGTAGAGAATTTCTATATCCCTAATGGTTGGCATAAAGTAAATCATGTTCCAATGTTTATAGCAAGAAACAAACTAAAAGAATTTGCTGAGGATATAGGAATAGATAAACCTAAACTTGGACAATTTGGTAATGCAGTAATGGCCGAATTGGAAAAAACAACGTCATATAAGTACTCGGCAAAAAATGGAACGGTTAGCCCTAAGTTTTATGAAGTACTTGACCCACAAGGTTTTCAACGTAAAAGATTTGTCAAAGGGGTATGGGGAATACACTTAGAAGATGAAGATTTAGGTTAGGAAATTTAATACTAAAAAACCAATTACACCAAGGGTTATAGCAATTTAGGTTATGCAAAAAATAGAAACATAACCTAAACGCTAATCTTTGTAAACGTTGATATAAAAGTCTTTGCGAGTATTTAGGTTAGTAGGTTAGTTTTTATTTCTAATATCTCTATATAAAAAAATAAATATAAACGTGTTATATAGACGCGAACTTGAAAAGTAAAACTAACCCTAATCTAACACCCTTGAAGCGCTTATATACTAGGCTTTTAAAGGGTTATTTTTTAAAACTAATCAAAACCTAATCTAAGAGAAAAAAGGAGAAACAACATGAAAACTAAACTATTTTTTTATTATAAATGGCAACAACCGCTTGAAGAATTTGAGCAGGAAGTAAATGATTTTATGGCGACCGTGGAGGTAATTGATGTAAAATATTCAACCGCAACCGTAGGAGATAGTGATGGTATGGGCGCGATTGCTAGTTTGCTAGTATTATACAAATAAAAGGAGAAACAACATGACACTAAAAACATTTTCGGATAAAGCCAAAACACTTACTTTCACTTACGAATTTAAAGACCTAGATACTGCTATGGTAGCAGGTCACGCGTTACTGGGATATATGACTGGAACATATTGCCAGCCTACAATCTCATTGACCTACAAGGATAAAGGCACTCTTGTAGCTGAGTATGTGGAGGATAGCAAACTAAACAAGACCTTCAAGCGTATTTGTGACAGTTTCAAAGACTATTACAACCAACCAGTGGACGATGAAGCATTTGAAGAACGTTATAAACGGGAGCGCGTGCTCCAACTTAAAGAGTCAGAGGACTTTGAGAGTTTACTGAATAAGGTCACAGATTACGAGCTGGAACTATTAGACTATGCTGATCGCTTGCTTTCTGATAAGCCTATCCCTATGGACTCTATGACTGCTTTTGGTACGTTGGAAATGCTGGACGATGAAAGTATTAGCCTACTCCAAAAATTGGACGTAGAGGGAGAATATAAAGGCCTTGCTGATTATGTGGCAGAGGCAGAAAGCTAGAACTATCAAGAGAGGCACCAGCCTCTTTTTGTGGTTTTATTACTACTAACCCAAACGATTTGGGTTTTTCTATATAAAGGTATTTTGAATGAATGGAAATTATAGAATCAATAATCATAGAAACGTTTATAAAGCCAATGAAAGACAAGAACATTAGTCACGGTATAGCTGAGTTGGACGGTAGAAAACTAGAAATAGACTTAGATAATCTGTACATCATCTTTGAACATGATTGTTTTGATTTAGCAAGAATACCAGGAACTAAGGGAGGTAATCGATATTTCTTTCTTTGCCCTGATTGTGGGAGACGGTGCAGGTTGCTTTATAAACGGTATTTGTATTTTAGTTGCGGTACATGCCAAGAGATCCACAAGAGCACCCTGAACCGTAGTAAAACGGATTGCCAATACTACTGGGAGCTTGCGCTTAGGGAAGCTAGAAAGGTAGAACCAAATTGGAGTCCTAGACGTGGTGGATATATGTTTGATAGTTTCCCAGAAAGACCAAAGTATATGAAACAGAAACGATATTACAAGCATTATCAAAAGTTTGTTTACTATACTAGAAAGGGAGATAGATTTTGGCTGAATGGATTGAGTAATCTGAAGTAGTGATTTGGAGGATTTACAAACAAACAAATCTAAATAAAGATTAATCTAAAAAGGAATAAGATAAACATTGTTTGTCTTTACAATTAGAAAACTTCAATTACAATATACTAAACAGGCATGAAGGTTAGACAGGAGGCAGAGATACCCCCGTTATTTTTAGACGGGGCTAGTTATTGTTCGGATATAGGAACGCGCCCCTCTTCCGTGCAAAAAATTCCCTTTTTGAAATGTTTTTAATTTTTGTATAATGTAGTATTACTAAGTGTTTAGCTTGATTTTTTGACCGATAAAGCTACTCCAATTTTATAACACAGTGGGGGTGTCTCCCCCACCCACGCGCTTCTATGAGCTTCCCCCGTCACTGTACATTTTTTCTCACGGAAATCATTTGAAGCTAGAGCGAACGCCGAGAAAGTGGATATATCCCCTGTCATTTATCAAGGAGATAAGGACGACAATAAGCCTTCTTAATTGCTTACAAAATGATAAGCCAATAAATAACTTGCCTTAATTGCTTTAAAGTATGAACAAGTATGAACATATTCCACCAGTCGTTGAAAATACAAAAAGCCAAGGCTTACCACCTCAGAATGATTAGGTTTTGGTTAGGTTTTACATTTTAAAATAGCAAGGTAAGGACTTTATTCTAGAGATAAAATACTAAGATTTCCTAAGATACAAATACTTTTAGAGATAAAGAACGTTAAGGGGGTATAATCGAACTCCTAGAAAACGCAAAAAAAGCCAGCACAGGGCTGACTCCTTTATAAATTATTCCTTGAAATTATTATACCATAGAGGAGGCTGAGGCATGACACCAGAGCAGGTAAAAGAAAAACTAGAGGGCGTTAAGTGGATAAACAAGGAGATAGAAGGCTTATATTTAGAGCTTGCAGCTTTAGAAAGCGGTATTATCAAAAAGCAAGAACTGAGCAATACCAGAGTACAAACAAGCAGGGTAAATACAGCAGAGAATAACCTTATAAGTGTTCTAAAACTAAAAGAGGACACTTTACAGAGAATTGAGCGACTTACTGAAGAGAGAATGGAAATATCTAGGCTGATCGATAAGCTGGCCAATCCGCTTGAACGTTCTGTTCTCAGGCTGTTCTACTTGAATGTTCTTGACGCTTGGCAAGTTGCTGAGGAAATAGGTGTATCTACAACCTCGGTATATCGAGTAAGGCAAAAAGCCATAGAAAACTTGACCAAGGTGGAAGGGGCAAACTAATGGAGCTGGATAAGTTTAAAACGATGATGAACGTCAGAGAGCGGATGACTTACTTTCTACGTTTCCAGAGGATGGCAGGAAGTGAAAGCCAAGTTACGATAGATGAAGAGGCTTGGAAACTTGTCTTACCTGATCAGTGGAATTTGAGCGGTGAGCATGAAAAAGCAATCCGTGAGGGGTTGGAGATATTCGCCCACGACATCAACAGCATAGAGAACGAGAGAGCCAGAAAATACTTCATTATCCATTATTGCTACATGAGAAAGAAAACAATGAGCGAATGCGTAGAAATGGCAGGTACTAGCTCCACTAGCTACCACCGATACAAACAGATAGCAGTCTTAAACTTTGCGAGAATCCACCAGAACGGAGAGCTGGAAGCATATAAGTAGGTGTTTGGGGTGTTTTGTTGAGAAATGTTGAGATTTAAGTGAGGGGGATGACATGATTGAAGATTTTTTGATTGATTTGGAGAATATCCAATTAGAGGATATGGAGATAGATTTAAACATGGATTTTGAAATAGATGTTGACCTTGATGATTTAGATTTAACCTTACTACAAGAATTAGAAGCGTAAATGTTGGCAAATGTAGGCGTAGGCTTCATATTCGCCCCCTATTTTGCTTTGTTTCGTACTGGACAACTAAAACACCATGGATAAACTACAAGCCCTCAGAAACGAATCTGGGGGCTTTTGTGAGGTCATAATCTTATAAACCACGCGCTTCATGGTATAATATACCTATCAGCAACCAGCAATAAAAAAAGCACGTTTGACCGTGCTAGTTTCTTGCCTGCTGAACTCGTCAAATCCTAGCCCTTTTGTGGGGCTTTTTTGCTCCCCTTTTTGCGTACTTTGGGGGAGCAAGTAGTGAAAAGTAATATTAGTGATTTTTGTTAAAAAGCGCGTGATATAAGGGTTAGGAAGCCCAAAAGAAACATAAAATAAGTAGTTTTTGATTATATAACAAGATGTTGTAATATTTTATTGAATCAGATAGGCTTTAGAGCCTTGATATTGAGCACTTTGGGGCGCTTTCCCTTAGTGCTTTTTTTAACATTTTACAATAGCTTTTAAGCATACAGCTATAAGTATCCATACGCAGCTAGACCTGTATAGTTTAAAGTGATATAATAGTCTAAAAGGAGGTACTACTATGAATGTTTTAGAAAAAAATACACAGGTAAACTTTAAGACTAACAGAGACTTGTTAGAGAAGGCTAAAGCTATTATCACAGCGCAAAATCTTGATATGACAGCCAGTTTTAACTTGTTTTTAGAACACATTGTAGAAAATAAAGCTTTGCCATTTGAAACTCAAGTAGATAAAGAAAGAGAAGAACTTCTATCAGGGTTGCGTGCTGAAATTGCCCGTAGCTTTGACGATTTAGAACATGGAAGAACTTACAGCCTTGATGAAGTGAGGGCTAACCTTGGAATTTAACGAGAACGTATATAGCCTTATTATCTCCGAAACGGTACAAGAACAGCTAAGAGGTATTAAAGATTATATCTCAGCTAACTACTTTTCAGAACAGGCAGGAGCAAACACAGTTAAGAATATTCTTTACGGATTGGAACGTCTTGAAGTTTTCCCGGAAGCAGGATTTGATGCTGATGAAAGAGTAGGAGTTATTATATACCCACCCCACAAAACTCGATGCATCATTTTAGGCGATTACCTAGCCTTCTATCATATTTTAGAGGACAGAAAAGCTGTCTTTGTATCAGATATTATTCATAGCAAACAGGATTACATTCGCTTGTTCAAGAAAAAATAGCGCCTTAGGAAGGCGTTTTTGTTTGGGAATTACGTGATATTGATGATATAATATTTTGGCCCCCTCAATTTAAGGAAGGGAGGTGTTACATATGTTAGAAACTTTACTCACAGTGTTTCTAGCTCCGTTACTTATTAACGTGTTATCTGAGCTTTTCAAGTTATGGCTTAAGAAACGTAAGAAGTAATGATTAACCCTTTTAGAGGGTAGCAAAAAACCCCATCGGTGGCACGGTGGGGCTTTTTTAGTTACATATGCTGTAACTTTACTCACATTGTAAGTTCATTCTAACACAACCCTTTCGATTTTTCAAGCTTTTGTTTTGATATGTATGCGGTAGAATTTTTTAGAATGCCTAAATTCATACATTTTTTAGGAGAACGTCACCGAGTTTTAAAAAAAGACTGAACAAATTTCTTGCTCAGTCTTGACATTGATACACTTATCAGGTATCATTAATTAAAGACTGAGTAAGAAGGTCGGTTTCTTACTCGGTAAGGCGAGAAGTGTTAGCGCACTTTTCGTCTTTTTTTATTCGATTAACTTAAGTAAATTATAACACATTTTTACATACCGCGCAAGCATTTTATGCTTGATTGTAGCACAAAAAGACCTTTTTTTACAAAGGTTATTGTTATATAACTTTTTATATACTTTATTGTGTACCTCTATTGTTTTCGGAAGTAGGATAATCTTTTACTATCAGGGTAACATTGATATCTAGATGTATTTTCTTTATCTGTTTTACTCATTCTTTTTTTAATGGTATAAGCAGAAACTTCCTCTAAAGAAATAAATTTTTCATAATCTTCTCTCCAGTTGCCAAAGAACAGCTCCCTCAAAGAATCTTCATAATTCAAAACAATTATCCTACTCATTGTTTCAGCTCCAGCAAGTGTCCAATACATTCCTCTTTTTTTCATTCTATAAGTGACCTTACGATGCTGACTCTCCATTATCCCGATTCCTGCATGGCTGAATCCTCTTTGTTCGGCTGGTTTAGTGTATTGGAAATTTCTCAATATTTTACTCTTGAACTTCTCAAATAACTCTTGTTCTTCTTCTGTCTCGATATAACTTTCGGTCGTATCTAGGACAGTTCTCATTAACTGCTTATCATGTTGCTTAATCGCCTGGAAAGCTCTCTCTAATAGATCTTCAGAGTAAAATTTTAGATAATTCTTTAACTCTTTATTTACATGGTACTCATCCCAGAAATGTTCGTGGCGTTTAATTCGCAAAACCTTCGCAATCTCTTTGAAAACATAGGGTGTATATCCATGACCTCCATCAGAGTTCGTAATCAATAAAGTCCTATCCGTAACTTCATAATTATTGAATAGATAATCGATCACCTGCTCCCTCACTAAGCGGTTGTCAAGGCCAATAAATTCTTTTTTGTCCTGGAGTTCAAATCGATTGCTGCCAACTTTCTGGCTTCCTGTATGAACTACAAAATGGGATAAATCGTAATGTTTATTATCCTTCTGTGGGTCACGTGCTTTAACCATCACACCGTCGCCCTCAATATAAATAACCTGGGCTTTTCTTTTTCTAACTTCTTTATTCTCTTCATAATATCGATATCCCTCTCTTTCCTCCAATAACTTCTCACAAATCTTTACAGCTTTTACTACAATTGGCTTTGTGATAGAGATGTGATAAGTCAATTTGATTACCTGAGTTACTTTATCATAGGGCATTAAAGTAGATAATTTAGCCACTTGATACATAAATTCCCAGGAGAAGCGGACGTTCTTCTGAAGCCCCAACTTTTCATCTACTGGAATGACCCAATGATCTCCCTTTTTCCAACGTCTTCTTCTGAAAGTAAACTCACCAAATGTAAAAGCGACGGTTCGCTCCATTGAATGAATACAGGTATACCCCTTTGCTTTCATGACTGGAATCATCTCCTCATCATACCTAGAAACAAAGTTATAAAATTCTTTTGCATTTTGAAATAGCAATTGATTTTTTAGTTCTCTCTCATCAAAGAAAGCCATTCAGAATCCTCCCTTATTAAAATTACGCTTATTTTAATAAATTTTGACCTGAATGTTCAAATAATCCTTTGTTCTGACAAAAAAAGAGCCTATCTTTTCAGATAAACTCTTACTTGTCATACCAGGGTTTCTCTTTTTTACTAAAATAGGATTTACTCATTTCAATAGTAGCTATCCCCATAGGAATCAAAATAATACTCCATAAAACCGTCACAATTCCATCTGCAATAAAGGAAAAATCACCTGTAAAGTGAAGTCCCAAATACAGTAATAATACAACTGGAAGGAAAGCTGGAGCGAATTTTAAAACGGCCAACCCTAAAACAATTATAAACACCATACTAAGTCCAAATGTCTTATAGAACATATAGATAGCTATAGCTCCTAGAAAAATAAAGAACAGCTGAACAAGTCTTTTAATATCAATGAAAATCATCATAGATTCCTCCTACTTTATCAGTAATATTTTAAAATCTCATCTGTTAAGTAAATTCTATTGGGGAGATTGGACCCTTGGCGGACTTCTTCAATTAAACCATGGTTCTTTAGCTTCTTTTTCAAAGAAATCACTTTACTTTTACCTGATTGAAGAGCCTCCATTAGCTCCTCTATAGGGTAACATACAAAAGTATTTCCATTTTCATCATATCCTTTTAATTCAAAGTCAACTGCAGCTCTTAAACGATTTAATAAAAGCATGTAGAGAAAAATTCCACTACTCTTCAAATCATTGAACTGTGGATTGTCCATTATTGGACGAGGAATAAAGAATTGTCCTGAATCTGTTGCTGCTGAAGAAAATTCTGGAATATCTGATAAATTTGATAAGTATTTCATTATTCTTTCTCCATTTCAAGTGATTTTTCATCTGAACTGGAGATATTAGACTCTGCCTCGTGCAACTTTCTAAGAAGCTCCTCGTCCTTTATTTTTTTGTTTTTCTTCATATCATGAAGATAATCTCTCCCTGATTGTGGATCTTCATCGTCATTATCATTTTTCTTCTTTATTTCTTTACTAAAATCTATCATAAAAAATCATCCTTTCCGATATCTCATTACTTAATTTTTTTCTGCATCTTTTCCCATTCTCTTATAATCATCTTCTCGATATAAGATGAAGCTGATTTCTCACCATGATACTCTACTAAAGCATCTAACATATCATATCGAACATTATGATGTAAAGAGAATGGATATCTTTGCTTTTTATTATAGCTTTCAGGAGACTTTCTAGCCTCCTGATTTTGTTTCCTAGACGAAGGAGTCTTTTCTCTCTTTGGTGTACTCTGGAATGTTTGTTTTACTTGTGCGAATCGATTCTCTGTCATGCTACCTCTCCTTCTAACACACTCAAAATATTTTCATATACGTAGTTTATATTATCATAAAACTTTTGATGTGTCTCTTTTTGGTTAGCTGTCATCTCTTCATGCTGCTCAAAGACACTCTGACTGATCACAAGACTCTTGGCCATGAGCTCTTTTTTCTGGATAGAACCTAGGTAAGCCGAATCTTCTTCAACAACTTCTAAAAATTGTTTACAGGTGTCTGTTACATTGTTTCCAAAGTACTCAATCTTATTTCCAATAAGATAAGGTTCTGCTTTAACATAGCTTTTCTTAGTAATGACTTCGATAGCTTCGCTCTTGATGAAGTCTACAAAATTTTTCAAAGATAACCAGGCACGAAAACCATTAAGAGAGGCATCAGAAACAGCTAAGACAATATCTGATACGGCTATAAAATTAGCCGTAACTAGGCTCTCGTCATTATGCGTATCAATTAGAATGACATCAAATTGTGCTTCTAACTCCTCGTAATGTTCGCCAAACCACATAAACAACTGGAGATATTTGTTGTTTCGACTAGCCAGATCTAACTGCTCATCTGTCAAACGCTCATCACCACAAATCAAACTGAGATTTTCTGATATTGGAACAATTTCGTACTCTCCAGTCGTAAATATATCATAGACGGTTTTCTCGTATTTTACATCAAATGTTCTTGTCAAATTGCATTCCCAAGCTCCATCAATGAGTAATGTTCTAAGCCCCTTAACACGTGCCAACCAATCCCCTTCATTAAAGGTATCTGTAGTCTTACCACCGCCACCTTTACCTAAGTTTGTTGTCTGAATCTTCATGATTCCCTCCTTGGATAATTGTATATTTTATTATATAACTTTTTATATACTTAATTATATCTAAAACAACTTTATTTGTCAATATAAAAGCACAAAAAGTTATATAACTTTTTGTGCAACTTTTTAGCCATATGTACCGCCTATATTTCCACCAACATAGGCTTTTAGTTGGACTTGTTGAACTGTAGTATTGAAATTACCAATGAAATAGCTATTCTCTTCCCCACCTTTAGTCAGGACAACTAAAAATTGAATAACGTCCTCTGATTCTGTCGGCATCACTTCTAATTGTTTAGGTTGAAAATCATACTGATTCGTTAGAATAGCCATCGCAAAGGTTTGAATCATTGCATTGGGAGTCATGGATAGATGATTCTCAATTGTTCCCTGTACTTTTGAAAGAACATTTGTCTTTTTTATATCTTCAACTGCTTCTTCAAATGCTTTTAAAACTACTTTTTTATCTGCTTCTGTTGCCTCAGTATAAGGACGTTCTAGTTTTAACTTTGCTGTCCGATAATTCTTCTCATCTACAGTTTCTTCTTTAGATGATGGTTCTTTTTGAACAGATGATGAAGAAGTCATCTGAGCCGTTTCCTCTGTCTGGAGTTGTTGAGATGATCTAAAACTCGATACAACCCCTATCCCTGCAATAACTAATAGAATGCATACCACAATCGTCACTACCACATTTTCTTTTATCCAATCAATCATCTCAATATTCTCCTTTTAATTTGAATTCAATTTAGGTTCCCTATCATCTGGATAGGCAAACGAAATAACTTGGGCTCGCTGTTGTTCTGGAGTCCAAATTCGATAGTCCCATGTATAAGGTGTCTTAAACTGATCCCAACCACTTAAAGGTGTATTTTGTTCTACAAATAAGATAGATCCGTTTTCAAAGACATGACATACAATTCCTGTATGACCATAGCCTCCGCCTCCCACCTGTGTAGAAAAGATAGCACCCCTTTTGGGAGTTGACTTAAGTGAGTTCCCGAATATTGATGCCCAAGCTGCTGCCTGATCTTTCCCATTACCTTGAACTGAACCAGAATGACCCCATATATGATTTGCGACACTAATTGTAAGATTCACACATTGTCCAGCATAATCGTCTCTTCCAGGATTATACCACCCTGTAGACTTAGCATAATCCATGCCTAAGCTCTTAGGATCAATAATGAATGATTTCAAGCTATCTGGTAAGTCTTCTGGTTTATACCCCCACGCAGTCGCATCTGAAGGGACAGTTCCCGTTCCATCGGTACTGCTACCTGATTCTCCACATCCACTGTTTTCAGCTGAAGAAGACACCGCACTATCTGAAGAACCGACATCTTGTGTACTGGATCCTTCATAAGGTTTCTCACCATGAGCAGCAATAGCTTCCTTATCAAGCCACTGATACTTCGTACCTAGTTTTTGGTACATATCAGTTAGCTTGCTCTTATAAGTGCCATCTGTAGCCCATCCACCATCTGCTATAGCAGATAGGCTAGCAATACCATTTGTATTGTTTATAGCCCCTTTATAGAGTGTCTGGTGAGCCGTAAACTCAGCTTTCCCTACGATCCCTGCATCGTAGCTAGAGAACCAAGTATAAGCTCCTCCTGTACCGTCTCCTACATTCGCTCCAGGCTTTGTTCCTGTTAAATCAACACTATCTTCACCATACGTCGCCAGAGTAACTGGAAAATTACTTTTGCTAGAGGTTTTAACACCTCCCATATTGTGAGCTTTCCAGAAGGAAGTACCATTAGGATTCGTAAAATTGAAGCCATTCTCTATCATTGTTTGAGTGATAGAAGCTGAAGGTAGGAAACCTCCTGCCTTCCAAGACAGGATATAGGCTTCCTTATGCTTTTTTACAAAGTCATCGATGGAACCATCAGCTGAAGAAACTGTGGAGTCGCCAGTTGAAGATGTTGTTTCTACAGCACCACAATCATTTCTTCCATTATTGGTTACAGCTCCCATTATCCCAACTAACATGGTTATCCCAACATTGATAATTAATAGGAGAGCCACAAAAGGAATGAGGATCTTCAGTTTAAATATTTTTTTCATGGATACCTCGCTTATTTACCACAATCCTAATATTGTTCGCAAAATTCCATAAAAAACTAAAAATACAATAAATCCTATTCCAATCTTCTTGAGACCGTTCAAAAACTCCTTATCTCGTTCTTTTTGTGCTTCCAGGCGTTTTGGATCAGATTCTCCCTCTGAAGCGAAATAATCTCTTTCTTGTTGCATGCGATATTTACGAATCAATACGTATTGATCAAATCTCTGCTTAGTCCTGGCAATCATTCCTAGTTTATTTTTGGCCATTCTGGTTTACCTTCCTTTCTTACTCAATACCGCCATAGCGCTCAACTTCAGGGGCTAACAGCTGTTGGTTAAAGACCAGATTTCCTACCCCTGCAATGTTCATGAATAACTGTCCTTTCGCCAGACGAGGCAAAGTCTCTAGTTCAGACTGATTCATTGATCCAGATAAGGCGTTAGCTAGTAGAGGAACACTGGTTTCATCCGTCTGAGCGAAAACTCTATATTGCATCAGTCCAAAAATCCTCTGGACTGCCGTCACGTATGGATCCTTATGAGTACCGACCCCTGTCTCAAACAGAATCCCTCGCAGTGAATTAACAGACAATACAACACCAGCAAAGTTTTCGCCCATTGTATCAATCATATCGGCCAGAAGGTTGACACTACTTTCATGCTTAGGGTCAATGAGTGTCTGTGCCCCACTAATATTGACAATATAGTGTTGCATATCCATCTCCGTTAAGTCAGGACGTCTCTTCAGTAATTGTTTACATCGTTTTCCGTTATTGACAATATCAGCTGAGACAAGTGAAAGAACAGAGAATATCTGAACATTTAACAAATGAGGGGCGTTCTTCAACCCTGAGAAGTCAAATGTTACAACTTGCTCTGAAGAAATATCTTGAAATTCGGTTGTTCCCTCGAAAATTTCTGCGTTTGTTGTCAATAGTTCGTTAAACGTATTGTAAATACGCTTAACAGCCTTGTGTTCGGCTTTATCCGCACTAGTTTGTTCCAGTCGACGTTTGTAGGCATCAACAAACAAAATAAAATCAGACAGAATAGGATACTCTTCCTTCACAATATCCGTCGCTTTCAGTTTTTCTGGATTCAATGAAGGATTTCGAGCCCACAAATTTTCTTCAATGTAAAACTCATTCAGGAGAGTTCCAAATGTGATTAAATCGTCTCCTGTCACTTCATTATTCAGAAGTTTATAGATACTCTTCAATTTCTCGATATGAAGGTTGTAAGATTTCTTCTTATCGATTTCAGTTCCTGCTTCATTGGTCACTGTTGGAAATACCTGGAAGATATTGATACGGTTAGCCTCACCTGATAAATCAAGAATCAATCCATGTTGTTTTCGTGTCTGATCAAGAAACTGGCCAGTAGCATCAAAGTTACGAATATAATGCCCCTTCGCATAGAGACCGTCTGTGTGTTTCATAAGAAAAGATCGCTGTCCCATCTTTGGATTTCCAGATAGGATCATAAAGGATCGTGTTCTTTTCTCGTCACGTTCTAGAAAATTGAAATTTACCGCTCCATTTGTTGGAGTCCATCCCAGATAGAAACCTTTCTCATCTTCTAGCTTCGTATGATTAAAGAAATATCCACCAGCTATTGAGTGAGCTGGAGTCGGTATTCCTCTTCGATGATTGGGCAAATCAATCTGATATTCAGCTGGAATAAATGGGGCATGGTATTCAAAATCTAATTCTCCAGATAGAATAGTGGATTTGAATTTCGACGTTTTGTCTTTGACCTCTTCAACCTTCTTGAATAATTCTTCTTTGGTTGATGCAAACACAAAGACACGAATATACATCCCATACATGGCTATATTTCGCTTATCAATTTCACGGCTTAGTTTATTAAGATTCTCAATTTCATCTAGTTCTTTCCGATTATTGGTTAGTTTACTATTGTTTGTAATCCGTGTTGACTTTTCTTCAATAGAGTCCTCAATCTCTTTTTGAAGTTGTCTATTATCCTCCTTATACAGTGACAGGAAGGAACGTGTCCCAGGGATTAACAACAGTTCAGAAAGCCAAAAACGATCCATCCCTTCAGTTGGATACTCATAATAGTGTAAGACCGTATGATATCCATCACCACTTATCCAGGAGCGGTCATCCTTTTGAAAATCAATATTTCCTTGTGGTTGAATCTGGCTAAGAAAGGCAAGGTCATATCCTTCATTTTTTAGTTGTCTTTGTCTACGTTTTGATAAATCAGGCATGCTATCTCTCCTACACTTTCTCATTCATATTGTTGTATTGCTTTATAATCTGAATTTTCTTCCTGTAGCTGATATCTTGTGGAACAAAATCATTATTTCCATAGGTTTTAGCCTTCCGAACTAATTCGTCCAATTCGGTTGTTGTAGGCGCAAATAACCACAATATAAACTCTGTATTATAGACTTCTTGTCGGATATTTCCTTCAACTTTAATTTGGATTTGAAGCCAAATCTCACGATCCTTGAGTTGTAAAAAACGTCTATCGTTTACTGATAGCTTAGACATATCTTGTCGCACTAAATCCAAATGATGGCGCAAGTCAGAAATTTGCGTATCAGTATTTGTTGGCAAAGTTGTCGTCTCCACTTGGATATTCGGTCCAAATCGAGTCAACCAGGTTTCAAAATTTTCAATGGTTCTCATAACCTCGTTATAAGACATCGATCCTAAATCTTTACCTGGTATCTCCATCAGCTGCAAGTATCCATAATCAACTAATTGGATATAAGCCTGGCTGTTTGGAATGATTGATTTTACATCTAACAACTCAACGCAAGAATGTAAATCAAAATATTCCTGCGTTTGTTTCTTTGTTTCTTGAATATGTCCCAGAGGGCGTTTCTCATTTTTTGGGGGTTGAATTTGTTTAATCGCCATTATGGTTTTCTCCTTCTGATATAATTCAAGCTAATATAACGTTTTCTTCTTCGTCTGAAGAACAGAAACATGCTGTGCCAATTCTTTTTGCCACCGTTAGCTGGTAACACCAGATACAAACTCAGAACTGGTGTTAAAAAAATGAATGCGAACATCTGTATCCACTGGCTTTTAGGAAAGATTTTTAAGCCAACGCTCAAAGCGATTACTCCAGTAATTCCTACAAAAGCAATATCTAGGATAAGAAGGCCTATAATCTTAATTTTGGCATAGATATCTCTAGGTACACCGTATTTTTCACCGTACATGAATTTCTCCTTTATATTTGTTTTGACACTCACATTATAATGAATAATCGAAAATATCTTTTAAAGGGACAATAGCATTTTCACCATCATCCTTCAGGAAAGAATTGTACAAAAAGTTATATACTTTTTTGTACAATAAAAGAAGCCTCAATCTTGAGACTTCTTGACTAAATCAAAGAATGATTCTTCAGAAAGGAAAGTGATGGATTGACCTTCTGATATTCTTCTAAGCGCTGCATCATGCTTTTTAGAACGTTTATCTGGATCAAAAAGATCCAACTGCTTGTGTCCTAAAACCAATATATCTGTTTTATTAGATACATAGCTTTGCACGACAGCTCCTTTACTTTCTAAAAATCGTATGGCTTCTTCTCGAGTTAGAGGACGTAGGCTTCCTGTGATAACAATGTTCTTTCCTGTTAAATCCATAGTTCAGCCTATTCTTCTTCGTCGTCACTCTCAGCACCTGTGATATGACGTCCTCCCTGCATACGCTGTCCTGCTTGTTGCATTTGTTGGTTCATGTAATTCATTTGATTCATGCTCTGTTGAAATTTTTGTTGAGAAGAATCAGGCTGTGATGGTGGTTGTGTCGATTCTGAAACTGGTGCCTCTGCAGGTGGATTTGGATCTTGAATTGGGGACTCCATTCCTTCAGCTGAAGAAGTTGGATCGACAATAGGTGCATCCGTTGTTCCTGGATCGATTGGAGGCTCAGGAATATCAATTGGGCCAGGCTGATCAATTCCAGGAACCGCATCATTTTTCAGAGCGTTATAGGTCGCATTTTGAGCAGAGGCAGCCTTATCATCCAGCTTATCTAAAACGTTGCCAACTGCCCCTTTCGTATTTTGCATGGTTTCAAAAGCCTTCCATTCTGCCAAATCAACCATATTGCTTACACCACCTTTGGCCGCATTCATCAATCCCTGGTCTTTTACAGAGTTCAAAGCACCTTGAATACCACCTCCAGTTCTGGCTAGGCTATTTCCTAGGATCTGGCTTCCTTTTGACAAGGCATCTGGAGCTTTTTTAGCCATATCCATACCAAATTGACCAAGTGCCATACCCCCATTAAAGACACCGCCTGCTCCAGCCGCAAAGGCATTCCCCATCATCATAGCACCGAGCAGTTGTTGAGCTGTTTCACTATGACCTGTTGAAACTCCAAGCCAGCGCTCGATCATGGCCACTCCTTGCATTGCCGCAAAGAATACTCCAACATAAACAAAGGCAGCTGCGAGACACTGTTCCCACATGTTGAGTCCATCAAAGAATCCGCCAGAAAGCTTAGATACTGCTGAAACAGAAAGGATTGGTAAATCTCTGAAAATCTCAAGGGTTACACGCATAATGATAACTTCAAAGAAGATTCCTGCCAAGGCACCGCCAATCGTTCTTAACAACTCTTTGTATTTCTTTGAGTTTGATAGAGAACTGTATCCAAGAATTGGAGAAATCATTGCTTCAATCAGAATATCAAAGATTGATTTAACGAGCTTAATGATCATGCTGATCAAAAGAACAGCTAAGATTATGTACTGGAGGGACATTCCTATCCAGTTGACTTTATAGCGCATATAAACGGATTCAAAAGCACTCAATTGATTAATGAGGCGGTGTTCTGTGATGCTTTCAACTCCAGTGTTATTAGAATTCAACTTATGGAGGAACAAGCCTTTAATTCCTTTTATTTTATCGTCTTCCTGCATATCCTTTAACAGTTTTGGATTTGTCGTACCATAGTTTGCCCCAAAATCAATCTTGGTCGCAAAATCTGCCGTATCCCGTTGGTCAGGATTATCCGTGATATTATTGACAGGAGTTGACCCCTCCTGAACGGGCTTGATATAGCCATAATCATCCATTGGAAACAACTCTGTAGAAAAATCCTTGTATATTAAGACTTTTAGGTCTACCACATTATTTTTCATAGGTTGAAGAGCCAAGGAGGAAGTTGGTTGACTACCTGAAGGGGCTTCACTGGAAACCATCTGGATAGACATGGCATCCTGTGCCACTGCGGTTGAGATAGTGGTCAAAGCTAGTGGCAATACGGCAGTTACAGCCGTTACCAAAAGGAAATTAATGATAACCCCCTTATACTTTACTGGCTTAGTAAAAACTCCTGCGACAGCCGACACAACCAAAATCAGGGTGAACAAGGACGTCCCCAATAACTGAAACCAGTAAAAGAACTGGCCTACAATCGTCTTTTGATCTCCCAGATAACCGAAGAGACCAAAGAGCTTGAACATATTATTAAAAACATGTTCTAGGCTGGAAGTGATTTGATAAAGAGCCTTGGCAATCCCTCCTGGCAAATAGGCTAGAAATGCCATAAATGCAGGAGTCGGTTCTAAATAGTTTCCCCAGTAGGAATAGAATTCCGCCAGCTTTTTTGCATTCTCGCCTGTGATTTCACCATTGAGATTCTTGACCTCATTCATCAAATCTGAAAAGGTTTGATAGTGCACTAAAGGTACCTTCTTTCTTTCTAAGATACCCCTATCATATTCGATAATAGCAAAATCGTTTTTAAAGGGACAATGAAATTCTGACAATAAAAAAGCCTCAAGTAATTGAGACTTTTGTAAGTTAATCTGCTTTTCCATTGAAATCATAGAAAGCATTGTCTTCTTTATAGCCACGAAGTAATTCAATGACTCTAATTTTTTTACCACCTTCAGTCAGTACGACTTGATAGTAAGCACCAGCCTCTTCAGGCTTATCTGCATTATCACCAACAGCTATAGTAAAATTATCCTTTCCTTTCAGTTGACTTTCTAAACTAACAATAGTTCCTCTGAAAGAGGCTGGAATTGCCTTCACTTGTTCTTCTGAAAGAACACTGTACCTAATGCTTCTACCGTCATTATTTGAAATGGTTCGCTTTTCTTTATCGAATTTTAAAGTAGATCCTACTCCACCACTAAAAATAGAACTATCATAACTATCTTCTTGTGAAAAGCCCGTATAGCTATCTTTTAGCACATTTTTAGCAATAGAATCAGGTGATTTTTGACCACATGCTCCTAGTAAAATCAAGGCTAAACCTACTAAAACAATTCTTAAAAAGTACTTTGCTTTCATCATTTATCTCCTAACCATTGTTTATTTTATTATAGCAAACAGCTTTTTTTCTTGCAAGTGTTTATATAACTTATTGTACATCTTTTTAGATAACTTCATCCGCAAAGAAATCATCTCCATCATCATAATAATCATAGTCACCTTGAATAACACTAGCTACAGTTGCCTGAAATAGTTCATCTGTATCTGACAACAAAAAAAGCCTCAAGTAATTGAGACTTTTGTACGTTAATCTGCGGTTCCGTTGAAATCATAGAAAGCATTGTCTTCTTTATAGCCACGACGAAGTTCAATGATTCGGATTTTTTTACCACCCTCGGTCAAGACGACTTGATAATAAGCCTCTGCTTCTTCTGGCTTATCTATATCCCTATAATCAACAGCGATTGTAAAATTTTCTTTTCCTTTCAGCTGACTTTCTAAACTAACAATAGTTCCTCTGAAAGAGGCTGGAATTGTCTTCACTTGTTCTTCTGAAAGGACACTATAATTAATACTTTCACCGTCGTTATTTGAGATGGTTCGTTTTTCTTTATCAAATTTCAAGGTAGTTCCTACTCCACCCTTAAAATCACTACTCTCATAACCATGTTCTGGTGAAAAGCCTGTATAGCTATCTTTTAGCACATTTTTAGCAATAGAGTCAGGTGATTTTTGACCACAAGCTCCAAGTAAAATCAAGGCTAACCCTACTAAAACAATTCTTAAAAAGTGCTTTGCTTTCATCATTTATCTCCTAACCATTCTTTATTTTATTATAGCAAACAGCTTTTTTTCTTGCAAGTGTTTATATAACTTATTGTACATCTTTTTAGATAACTTCATCCGCAAAGAAGTCATCTCCATCATCATAATAATCATAGTCACCTTGAATAATACTAGCTACAGCTGCCTGAAATAGTTCATCTGTGGAAGCAAATGATTGGGATTCCACCTTTTGTCCTTTACCGTGTCGGCCTGATAATTTAGGAGTTTCCCCATTGTTGCTGAGGAGAGGCATAGTCAAACGTTGTCTCCAGTCTATGATGTTATTAAAGGCTGTACCTGCATCAACTGCTATTTCCTGAAGCTCTAGCTCACGGTGGGCACTTTCGACTGGAATATCTGCAAGAGTCATCGAGGTATCAAACTCCTCTTGTAAGAACATGTACTTGTAAGGGAAGCTGTTCTTGTCATGTGCGAAGATTGGATCCGTTGTGACCTTACGTCCAACATTATCCCGTCCCTTGACCCCACGTAGGATAACCGCTTCTCCCTCCTGAAGCTTGGCCAATTGTGTTGGTGTCAACAACTCTTGTTTTGGATTCTCGACAGCTACATTTGGATTGGCTTCGTCCAGGATATTGCTGGAGCGCCGTCTTCTGGTGATGGTACGTGTACCCAACTCCCCACTAAATCTCTTATTGGTATCTGGAGACGTCGTTTTGACGTAAACTTTCAATGAACAGTTATCCAGAATCGTTTGTGCAACATTTTCACCATAGACATTAACCAATTGTTCCAAGTTTTGAACCCAAAGATAATAGAGAATGTTTTGCCCCAATCCGATAGAAATTTTCGTATCCATGTGAGGAATAGCTGGAATATTTGTAAACTCATCCAAGATATGGAGAATCCGATTAATACATTTCCGCCCATTTGTTAAGGCAAGGTCATAGTTGGCATTGTACAACTGATCCAAGAACAAAGAGACAATCCCATTGTACTCTGTTCGGTTTGGTGGTGTTACCAGATAGACGACTCTTGGTTTATCGGAGTAAATCAACTCAATATCTGACTCTTGGAGAAGATTTTGAGTGTCTTCTTTGCTCTTCAGAACCCTTACATCGATATGATCTAAAATTGGCTTCTTGGTATACTCATCTAGTTCTAACCTATCTCCATCTTTTCGATAGACTTTTTCAGCTGAGAATTGGAAGACCCGATCCCGAACTGGAGACTTACCATTTTTCTTATGATTAAAATCAATCGTAACCGTAAACTGATCTGGAAGTTTAGGTTCGATGGCATAAGTCAGATAGCCTTCTCCATCAATAAGAGCTGTCGCTTGCTTCACATAATCGACTTGCTTTTCAACTTTACCCCATTTCTTCAAGCCTGTAATGGTTACCCTAGCAGTCTTATGCTTGAACTCATTTTTTAATTGACTGTTGGTGCTTGATCTCAACTTAACAGACAATCGACGTGGGAAGGCAAAAGACTCTAAATCAATCGAGTTTTTAGAAGTGAGTTTGGCCACGTTGTCTTGCAAGAACAGGTTGATTCCTGTCATCATGCTAGAGTAGACATTTCCTTTGGTTTCATCACCACCAAAATCTGAGGCACGAAATTCGATATCTGCCATTTGTCTGAATTTGGAGAATTGTTTTTGATTGACTTGTCTCAAATTATCAAAATAGACTGTGATTTTTGATTTCTTGGATACCTGTTGTTCTCTAGTTGGATTCTCAACGACTTCCCCCGTTCCATCCACAAAGACTTCTTCTGATCCCATTGTCGCCAAGAATTTCGCAACGTTTGGGATGGTAATGGTGTCCCAGGCATCGTCTTCACCATTTTGAACGGTTTCATTAGCTCGATCCATCAAAGCCATTGTAAGAGCGTTAAACAAGGATATAGAAGACTTACGAAAATACTCCGCATTTCCCTTCTCACCACCTTTTTGTTTTGGAAAAATGGATTCTGCGACTGCATTGACATAGGTTTGCGTTTTCTCATAGTAACCCTTCTTTGCGGCTGCAATAGCTAGAGCTAAAGGATTGTAGGACATAGACCAATCCATATTTTGGAAAGAAAGCACATCAACTTCATAGCCACGTTGCCTCATCGTTTTGTAAGATGCTTGGTAGTGTTCCCCTTTCGGGTCTGCCAGAACCAGCGATGGCTGCAACTCCGCACGACTGTTGATATCAATCGCTGTCGTGATCTGACCTTCCCCCTTACCTGAACGAGTCATCCCAATCCCTAACAGATTCGTCGGCTTATCTTCAATGTAATAATATCCCGAAGGAAAAGATTGCATGCCCAAAATGCGCTCCGCATTGGTCACGTATCGACTGATTGTCTTATTTTGCCATAACATTTGCGTTCGGAGTGTTTGTCCTGCCAAATCATGAGTCAGTTCATGAAATACTGGAGCCCCACCTTCACCTGGATAAGTTAGAGCTTTATTGGGAATCTTTTTGTATTGACGACGAATTTCATCAACCGTCACAAAACGGTCATCCCCCTCCTCATTATGGTTGTAGTCACGAAACTGCTCAAAGTTGATCCAAGCAGATTTCCAAGCAAGGACTAGACCCATCAGAAAGAGAGGAAAAGCTAAAATCGGGGCAATCCAAAAGACTTTTACATTCAATAAACTTTGAAACAAGAGGCTGTTTAAGTCAAAGTTTACGGCCTTACTAGCATCTTTAAACGACCAAATACTAAAGTAGAGAAAGCGGATTGTAGCCCTCAAAACAGTAACCAGGTAATTGGTTAAGATAAAAGCAATAAAGCTAAAACCTAATCCCATATAAACAAAACTACGGTAACTTTTAAAATAAAGAATGGGTTTCATCTCTTTATCAAAACGTTTCCGTTCTCGTTTAACAAAAGGGAGGGTATAGAATATCCTGAAGAAAACATTCCAAAGGATGAGAGAGACCAGCGCCAAGAGTTTAGGTATGAATGACTTCATCCCATTGAGCAGCCCTCTAACTGATTGTCTCCAAACTTGTTTCCAATCAATTCCTTTACGATTTTTCCAACCTATTTTTATTGCCTGGCTTAGACTACTCTTTCCTGATAATAACCTTTGATAGCTTCTTAAAAAATACGGCTGGAAGAGTTTGAATAGGTAATAACCTGCACCCCCTAAAAAAAGGAAGGTATTTATCCAACTGGCTCGAATCAGTTGGATAAGGGTATAAAATACTACTTCAAATAACTCAAACAAACTACTACCCCCTTACACCTTCCAAAAACCATTCCATTTTTCGAGTATAGAAGCTCGAAAAGAGAAATATGTGAAACTGTAGCCTTGGAGAGGCTTTCTCGTAACGGTGAAAGTAATTTTCTAACCATTTCTCTCCATCCAACTGAAGAACATTCAATCGACTAGATCGACTTTGTTCTAAGTAATTGGTCACCTGAAGAGATTCTGCAATCAATTCATCAGACAGATAATTGTATTTTTGTCTTGCCATTGTTGCACTCCTTTCTTATTATCTCTTAATTCCCCTCTATTCTAAAGGATAATATCAAATTCTTTGTTAAAGGGACAAAAGATATTATTGTACCATAAGTTATATAACTTTTTATACAATAAATAGACAATAAAAAAGCACACAAGTGTTCTTGTATGCTTTAAATCCCTTTAGAATGGGGAATCCGCATCCATTGGTTCAGGATAGGATGTAGGAATAAAACTTGCTGTCGGCTGAGAAAGGCCTTGTTGTTCCTGCTTACGTCGATTAGATGCTTCCTTATTTTCAAGGAAAGTGATTCCTCCTTGTTGGTTTGGGGAAATAAACTGATACGTCCGACGTTGACCCTGTTCATCATTATATGGTCGTTGGATAATTTCTCCTTTTAAGAGGATTGGAGAGCCTTTTGATAGACTCTGAGCCATCAATTCTGCTTGTTTTCCGTATACTTGTACATGGAAGAAACTAGAAATTGGTTTATTTGTATCATCATTCATACTTGAATCACAAACGAACTCAAATTTGAAACTGGTATGACCATTTTTAGTTTGACCTACAGAATCGCTTGGTATGAATGCAACACGTCCAGAAGCGATAAATACTTGCATTTTTTTCTCCTTTCAATAAAGACCACAAGAGAGTTATACCCCAGCTTGTGGTCATCCTTTCTTTTAGTTCATCAAGTTAGTTTTCTTTCGACTTACGAAGCCCTGCTACTGCAAGACTCATCAACCCCAAAATCACACCCCAAGTTGGCAGCATGCTTGCTGCTGTTCCAGTGTTTGGCAAACTAGTTTCTTGTTTCTTGTTCCAAGCATAGTTATAAGAAACGGGTACTTGAATATCTACAGCTTTAGTTTGTGCTACATAAGACACAAGTTTACCAGTTTCGTCATAGACTTCGATAGGTGTTTCGCCAGCTTCAAGGATAGCTTTCTTCTGCGCTTCAAGGTCAGCTAAACGCTTAGCCTCTACTTGTTCGCTATACAAAGCAAAGAGTTTGTCATAGGCTTCTTGATCGATTTTTTTCTCTTGTAACAACTTGTCAAGGATATCTTGCGCTTCTTTCAAAGCAGTTTCTTTCTGTTCAAGAGTTGTTTCTTTTCCAGCAAGAACTTTCTTAGCTTTAGCCAAGTTAGGCTCTGCATTGAGCAAATTTTCAAGGTCAGCCTTGGCATTTTCAAGAGTTTTAGTTACTTGTGCCACTTTCTCCTTAGATAGCGTGAGATTTTTCTCAGCGATCTTGATTAGAGACTTCAACTCTTCTAACTTAGCATTCTCAGTTGCTAGGTTGTTTTTAGCGTTAGTAAGGTTAGTTTGCTTATCAGCAAGTTCTTGTTTCGCTTTTTCGAGGTTTTGTTGCTTGATTTTAACATCAGCATTTAAAGCATCTAGTGCCTTTTTAGCATTTTCTAGGCGCTTGTTTGCATTAGAGAGCGTGTCTTGTGCTTTTTCAAGATCTCTTTGAGCAATCGGTGTTTGTAATGGTGTTGCTTTAAGTCTTGAAAATTCTTCCTTAACTTGCTCTTCTGCAGATAAAGCTGTTTCGTATTCTGTTTGAGCTTTTCTCAGATCAGTTTGTGCATCAAGATTATTTTTCTGCGCTAAGCCAAGAGATACAACTGCAGCGTGATAAGCCCTAGTTAGAGCCTCAGCTGAATTAGGGTTGCTAAATTCTGTCTTATCAAGTTTCGTTCCTGAAACTTTTGTATCTGCTACTGTCAACCAGTGAGAACTTGTGACTCCTTCACGTTTCGATAAAGAGAAGCTAAAGTAATCTTTATTCCCTGAAGACGTTTGCGATAGCCCAGTTATACTCTCAGCATGCTGCCATTCTAAGCCATTAAATAAAAACTTAACAATACTCTTATAGATAAAGTGTTTAGCATCATCCATAGTATGAATTTCATCACCACTATTGACACCGTACATATTCTCTAAATATTGAGAAGAATTGTTCTTTGATGAAGGAAGGCCATATTCTCGGGCTACGTCATTGATAACCTTTTTATCATGACCTGCACCAAACTTCCAATTATCAGAAACATAACCATCAGTTACCTTTTTAGCGACATCAAGCATCCCTTTTGAGACAACTGTTTTATTTGTGCCAAAACGTTGACGGACTTGATTCAACAAATCATTCGCAAAGAAAGCCAATTCCATTTGCTGTTCTTTGGTCAAATTATTTGGATCAACAGAAATTTGCTGATCTTTTTTATTGGACTTAAATTGATTAAGCTCTACATTTTCCTGATTGACTTGTTCAAGTTTGCGCTGGTATTCTGCATTGTGTTTATCCCAAAGAGCCTCTTGTTCAAGAATACTGTACGGATTATTCACATAAGATTTTAGTGCTTCCACATAGCTGTCTAAAATTTGCAAAGTATTTATTGAATTATACTTTGCTTCAGCATCTGAGAACTCCGATTGGACTTTATTGAGAGCTAATTGAGTTTGATTTGCTGTCTCTTGTGCTTTATCCAATGCAATCTTAGTAGTTGAAACAACAGAACCAGCCTTTTCAGCTTTTTCTTGTGCCTCAGCCGTAGCGTGAGCTAGGTTTTTGTCAGCAATTTTTGCTTGGGTTAAATTCGCATTTTTACTTTCTACAGCCGCTGATGCCTCTTTCAATGCTTTTTCGGCATCTGCTTTTTCAGATATTACTTTTGCTTGACCTGTACCGTCAAGGATAGCTTGTGCGTTATCTACATTAGTCTGTGCATCTCTGACTTCCTTGTCAGCAGTCGCCACCTTGTCCTTAGACTTCTCAACCACTTTTTCTTGATCTTTAGCTACTTGATTAGCTTTGTCAAGGTCGTTTTTAGCATTTTCTTCTTGCTTTTCTGCGTCAGCCATACCAGTTTCAGCCTTGGCAACTTCTCGATTTTGCTTTTGAATGTTCTCTGGTGTAGCTTTGTCCTTGATTGCTTGCGCCTTATCTACTTCAGACTGCGCTTGATCTACTTCAGACTTCGCCTTATCTACTTCAGACTGCGCTTGATCTTTCTTAGCTTGTGCTCCATCTACTGCTTGGGTAGATGAAGCAAGTTTATCTTTCGCAATTTTCACTTGCTCTTTTGTGACAACTTGCTCTTTTACTTCTGGCTTAATTTCTTTTTTTGAAATAGTCGGCTCATTAGGTGTTCCTGAAATGCTGGTGCTTTCGGCAGCATGAACATTCGTTATCCCTAGACCAAGGCTAGCAACCGTTGCCCCTCCAACTATTAGTTGTACAGTTTTTTTCATTCTAATTTTCCTATCTTCATCTTTTAAAAGAAAGGACGATAATTCCTGTTTTTACTATCGTCCTATAAACAACATTTTCTAATATTTCTTACGTTTCAAGCCAACTAAACCAAGCATTGACAAGATACCAGTACCAACAAATCCAAGCACGCTAGAAGCCGTTCCTGTATTTGGAAGCGATGGCTGTGGTTGTGGTTTACGTGGCTCTTCTGGAGCTGGTCGCTCAGGAGTATGTGTTACTACCTTCGCTTCCATCTCCTGACCATTAACAACATTTACAAATGTATTCTCAACTTCTCCACTTGCAATACGCTCAACTTCAACATAGAAATCGGCATCAAACGTACCACGTACTCCAAGAGAGTTCAAGAACTCTTTGTCAATAGTGTAAGCCCACTTACCGTCTTGTTCATTCCATGTTACTTTAACAATCTTCTTGATAAAGTCAGAATTTGTGCTTTGATCAAACTCAAATTGGAAAGCATATACAGAGCCTTTGGCAATCTTATCACCAGCTTTGACCACTTTGCCATCCTTCAGGATGACATCATAAGGCAAGATAAGGTCTTTCTCAGCTGTGTACTCTGTACCCTTAATGACACCTTTCCAATTACCTGTATAACGGTCATGCTTCATATCGAGTTTATCCAAACCGTCATATTGGTACAACGTATGGTGTCTTTCTGGAACAGTTGCACCGTCAAGAAGGTACTGAATCAATTCGCCCATTTGAACTTCTTTACCGTCAAGAACTTTCTGACCTGTTTTATCAAGCGCATGTTTTTCTGGGTGTTTTGGTTTAGGTGGCTCTGGTGTACGAGTAATGACCTTAGCGGTCATTTCTTGTTTATTGACAATATTGATGAAGGTATTCTCAATCTTATCACCAGTTTCAATACGCTCCGCCTCGATGTAGAAGTCTGCATCGAAGGTTCCTTTAACTCCTAGAGAGTTTAGGAAATCTTGATTGATAACGTAAGACCATTGGCCACCTTTTGCATCCCACTTAACAGTCACAAGTTTCTTGATAAACTCTGAATTGGTATCTTGGTTGAACTCAAAGGTAAAGGCATAAGAGCTACCTTTGGCAATCTTATCACCAGCTTTGACTACTTTGCCATCCTTCAGGATGACATCATAAGGCAACGTTAGATCTTTTTCTGCTGTGTACTCTGTACCCTTAATGATACCTTTCCAATTACCTGTGTATCTGTCATGCTTCAAGTCAAGCATATCAATACCGTCATACTGAGAAAGAGTGTCATGTTTAGATGGAACAGTCACACCATTCAATAAATATTGAATCAACTGTCCAATTTGAACTTCCTGACCATCGAGAACTTTCTTACCATCTTTATCAAGCACATGTTTTTCAGGCTTAATGTCTGGAACTTCAACAGTTACCAGATTAGACTTATGATCAATTCCAAAATCGATCTGATGGAATTCGTTCTGAACTTTTTGACCTTCTTTTACCAACAATTTAGCAAACAAATCAAAAGTCACATTTTTACCTTTAGAAACATAATTCTTGTAGTAAGCAGCGTTGTCTTTTGGAACCCACATATAGAACTCACCTTTTGGTGACAATCCTGCTTCTTTCAAGATTTCATTGACAACATCTGTTCTTCCCTTGTCAGAAAGAACATGGTACATGTCAAATAGTTGTTTTGCATCTTTACCTTCGTCGTCAGTTGCCTTGATTTTGGCATTATCAACGGTATAGGCACCATCTTGCACATCATCCACGATCGCAAAACGTTTTGCGATAGGTTTAGGTGACGCAGTAAATTTTGAATAAGGAGCATAGTCCGTTTTCAATGTAAACTTCACATTCTTGTCAAATGTCTTAGCCCCATCAATATTATTTCCATGTGTATCCTCAACAGATTTTGTAGGATTTACAGATGGTTTGTAGCGCAAGTTAGCATAGCGTACATGAACAGTACGAGGAGGAATGCTATTTGGAACAGGAGTATATTTTGGATCGACTGGTTTTGGTGGATTTGGCACATGCGGTTCATCTGGAGTTGGAGCAGGAACACCTGGTTTCTCAGGTTCTGGAATGAATGGTTTTGGTTTACCACTCTTATCAACTAGTTTTGGATCTGGAAGATACTTAGGATCTGGAATTGTATTCTTCTCATAGGTTTCCAACTCTGGCGGATGAATTTCCTCTACCGTCTCCACAATATTATTATTCCCCCAAAGTTGGAATGTATATGTTGCTTCATACAATTCCCTATCCGAGTAAGGTGGTAGACCTTCCGCTTTTCGTTCCGCATCAGAATACTTACGATATGCTTCAAATTTTTCCTGCGAATAAGGCTTGAATTCTTTTTTACCATGGTAATAACTCAAATGTCCTTTCGAACCATAGCCAATAGATACAATAGTTCCTACAGGTGTATCATGAAAATCGTTTACATTTGAATAGATTGGGTCACCAGCTTTATACTCGTCTAAACCTGTATCGTCGTCTGATTGATACGTACCTGACGTTTTCACACCTTTCCAACCAGTTTTATTTCCAAATGCTGGAATAGGTGTTTCTTGAACCAATGAATCACTAGGTGTTTTTACAATACCTGTTGATCCATCTTCATAGGTATGACGAATGGACTGACCGTAGTCAATATCTGAATACACATCGGCACGTCCAATGTTTAATGGCTTGCCAGTTGCTTCATCAAAGAATTCATAATCAAAATCCGGATTCAAATAATTAAATGGACTAAATCCAAACGGCGAAACACCTTTGTTATCTATCGACCATTTTGACCACCAGACCCACAAACGACTATAAACTTGAGAATTACCTTCTTTTTCAAATGCTTTAGTAGGTGTTGATTTCGAAATGAATTTCACAGAAATTGTTTTCCCTGTTTGAGTCTTACCAATTTTGTGCAAGGTAAACCAATCACCTTCCTTAATATTTTTTAGAATTGTACCACCCGTTGATGTGGCATTTTGTCGAGCGATTTCCTCTTTATCAATCATATCTGTACGACCAGGTTCAATCGTGGTTTCAGAAGTAGCTCCTAACGTACCTTTGACCAATTCCAAATCTTTTACTCCTGAAAACGCTGCGGTAAGTTTACCGTAGTATTCCAAAGAACCACGTTTTGTTTCGTCATAGTTACCATACAAAGTAATATTTGGTGCAGTTGCAGCAACACCTTTCTTTTTAAGCTCTTCCAATTTTTGTTCATAATCTTTTTTATTTTTAGCATATTTAGCTAAACTTTGATTATTGCGATCATCAATCTGAGCATTTCTTTCTTGTAGCTCTTTCAAAGCTTTTTCATGATTCAAACGAATTCTCTCATTTTCAGCTTCTACTCGAGCTTTCTCACGCTCATACATTTCTGTATCGGTTTTCACACGATTGTTATACGCTGCCATTTCTTGATCATGCTTTTCTTGTCCCAAACGGTTTCTTTCACGAATTTGACGATTTTCTTCTTCACGTTCTGCTTTTGCTTTTTGATAATCGTCATGCTTCTTTTTATTATCCTGATCAATTTGAGCATTTTTATTTTTTACTTCCTCAGTATCTTTATTGTACTGCTCCAGATCTTTCTCATACTGAGCTTTCTTCTCGGTGTTTTCATTTTGGATCACTGTACGCTCATTTTCACGTTTAGCAACATCACTCTTATAAGTGGTTGCCGACTCTGAAAGATTTTTAGATTGAGTGTCATAACTTTTCTCAATATCGGCTTTTCGTTTCGCAAGATCTTCCTGACTCTCAGCAACCCCAGCGTCTGTCGCAACATCTTCCTGAACTTTTAAACCTGCCTTTTTAGCTGCAACAACAGCTTGATCAACATTTGAATGATCAACTACAACATCAACTGTAGTATTTTTCTGATCAGCTTTTGCTTGTTTAGGAACTTCCTGAACTGCCTTTGGTACATTTTGATTTGCATTCAACTCATCAGCAGACACAGTACCTGATGAAAAAGCCATAGCAAGAGCAGCCATACCCAAAATTACTCCACAAGCACCGTAGCGCTTCACCTTACGAATTGATCCAAATACTTTTGTTTCTTGTGTTTTAAACATTTTTTCTTTTCTCCTTTAATTAAAATAATTGTTTCTTGTAGAAATAACTTACTGCTGTAAGCAATAAGCCGCCGATTGCAGCTAGGAAACTTTGTTCTGACCCTGTGTTTGGCAAAGTTACCATTTTACCATCTGCAGTTGAAACACTGATGGTCTTGTCTTCATTTGTAACAGCTCCAAGTGCTTCAGGAGCAACTACAGAACCATCTTCAAGGACAAGATTTCCATCTTTAGTGCTGACAATGGAATTACCTGTGCTGGTTTGAACAGGTGCTTTCGTAATATCATGCACCGCCTGACCTGTTGATGTAGAGGTTGTTCCAATTTGCGACTTCCCTTGCTGGTTCGCTTGATCAGTAGTTTTTGGCTGTTCATCTGGAACACCATCTAGGCTACCTGCGTTTTCCTTGTCTTGCGCCTTATCTGAAGGTGCTGGTTTATCAGCTGGCACTCCATCAAGACTTCCTGCGTTGTCTTTGTCTTGTGGTTTATCTGATGGTGTTGGAACACCATCGAGACTACCTGCATTATCCTTGTCTTGCACCTTATCTGAAGGTGCTGGTTTATCAGCTGGCACTCCGTCAAGGCTTCCTGCGTTTTCCTTGTCTGAGGGAGCTGTTGGATCAACTGGAGTAACTGAAGGCTCTGTTGGCTGAGTTGCTGGAGCCTCTGTTTCTGTTGAAGCGCTTGGCGCTGTTGGTGTAACCACTTCCGTTGTTGGAGCAGAAGAATCAATTGGTGTTACTTCATCAGCTGATACAAATCCAGCTTGTGCTAGTGCGATAGTTGAAAGTGCTAGTGTAGCTAATAATTGTTTTTTGTTCATTTTTTTCCTTTTCTAATTTCTAAGATAATTTGATTCTTTTGGTTCTGTTTCTACAACAAATCCATATTTTGAAGAATCAGAAGCTTTTACATCAAAAGTTAATCTAACGCTAGATGATTTATCCCCTTTTTTGACGGACAGGATATAGGAAACCGTATATTTTTGAGTTTCTGAATCATAATTCAATTTCTCTAAAATAACGGACTGTAAAATTCCTTCTTTTGGTTTGGTAAATTTTGCATCTCCTTCAGAAAGAAAATCTGCTAGGTTTTCTTTTTTGCCCGAATAATAAGAAGGTAAGAAATAACGGCTAAATACATCAACTTCATTTTTCGTTGAAATGATAAGTTGAGTATTTTTTTGTTCCTGATATAAGAAATTTACTTTTTCTGACTGGTTTGACAGTTGAGTGAAAGCAAAAAATACGCAAATGATATTTATTACTGACAACACTCCCAAAATACCTAAGAATAGATAGAATTTCTTCAGAGAAACTGACTGCTTTTGAGATACGGGAGGCACAACATCTGTTTGATCCCTTGCATTTGGGACAGGTGGCAGGCGATTGGGTTGCGAAACAGCCCTCGTCTCACCTTCAGCTGGAAAAAGCGGAAGAGAATCAGTCAATCCCATACTTTGTTTATATACAGGATAAATCTGGTTCTCAAAATACTCCCTTTTTTCTTGATAGCTGTAATTCGCAAATTCAGAGCGAGTGAGTATCGCTTGAATGAGGGGAAGTAAGAGGTTTTCATAGTCTTCTGTAATGAGGAAGGGACTAGCGTAAACCTCTCCTTCTGTCACCACGCTTTTCCCTTCTAGATGGGCGATTGCTACTTTTTTCAGCTGAAACTGACCATACGCTTGTTTCAACTCTCTAAATAACAACTCGGCCTGTTGAAATGTTAGGTAGGGCAAACTTTTTGAAATCGGCTGAGAAAAATCAGAAAGATGATCCAATCCTTCAATGATAGCAAGTAACTCACTATCATCCTCTGGACCTCTTCCATCTTCCCAGGAAATTTCTAAAAATAGATCATCTGTAATCGTACAGCGATCTTTATTAAAGAGTGAAAAAGCCATAAATCACCACCCCTTAACTTCTTACGAAATCAAAAATCCATTCAATAATACTTGGTCCCGCTGAAACACCAATAATTGCAATTGCAATTGATATCCAATTCTTTTTCATTGAGGCTTTTAACTCCCGTCCACCAAACGCATAAATGAGCGAAGTGACAACGGCAGCTAGCCCAAATAGTGCAACACTGACTAGCTGAACTTTTGTAATTCCTTGTTTCGCCAAGTTATCCGACTTAGCAAATGGATCGTCCGCATAGACTGTAGATCCTGTTAGAAATAGAGAAAGGCTCAATAAAAACATCTGTGATTTTGTTTTTACTTGCTGAAGTTGTCTTGTCAAATAATTTTTCATAGAAATCCTCCTTTGTTTTTTTGACAACGTTAGTATAATAGATAATTGAAAAAAATTTTTTAAAGGGACAATCATTTTTTTAAGGTGAGTTTTAAGAAAATAAAGCTTCACCAAATGACGTTTTTTCAGCTTCGACATCGAATAATATTTTTCTTTTGTCTTCACGGTGATACTCATCTGGTGCATCACCTTCTACCCAAAGATGAAAATGATACTCTTGGTTGGAATCAGATAAGTTCAGAAACTCTTTAGAAATTAAAGGAAGTACTTTATGCTTAATCACTCTTTCAAGTGGCCGTGCACCATCTTTTATATTTGTTCCTACATCCAATAAATAAGTAACCAAACTTTCTTCATAAGAAAGAGTCAACCTTTGATTCTTCATTCTTTCTTCGATTTCTGATAGATGTTTGACAATAATTTCCTTATTCACTTCCTCGTCTAACATGTTGAAAATCAATTTATATTCAATTCGATTGAGAAATTCTGGTCTGAACCTAGTTTCTAACTCCAACGTCATGCTCTTTTCAAATTGAGCTTTGTCCCTGTCGGTTAGCTTTTTAAAATTCCCTTTCAATTCGTACTGTTTAATAATTTTTTGAGAACCAATATTCGTAGTAATAATAACGATTGTATTCTTAAAACTCACTTGCCTTCCAGTTGAATCAGTCAAACGTCCTGCATCAAGCACCTGCAAAAATAAATCTACAACTTCTGAGTGTGCTTTCTCCACCTCGTCGATCAGAATAACGCTATAAGGTTTTTGTTTAACCTTCTCAGTCAATTGTCCTTTCGTTCTAGTTTGACGATCGCCAATCAGCTTTGTGATATCTCCCTTTTGTTTATACTCAGACATATCAAAACGAATGATTGCCTCCTCATCATCAAACATCCCCTCTGCTAGTGCCAGGGCAAGCTCTGTTTTCCCAACTCCTGAAGTGCCTAGAAACATGAAGGAAGATAAGGGCTTTCTTTGATCCTGTAAGCCAGCTTGTGCAACTGTTATAGCATTGACAACAGCCTCTACAGCCTCATCTTGGCCTTTAACACGTCGTGACAGCTTTTCTTTTAAACCATCTAGCCTTTCCTTGTCACCTTTCAAAATCGTCGTGACAGGAATACCTGTTTTATTTTTCAGCACCTCTGCAATTTCTTGCTTACCTACATGGCCTAATCCATTTGTAGAACAAATTGTCGCTGCTTCATCTATTAAATCAAAGGCTTTATCAGGTAAAAATTGATCAGGTATGTAGCGGACGGATAGAAGTACAGCTTGTTTTACAGCATCAGAACTAATAGACACCTGGTGAAAATTTTCGTAAATAGTTTTAGCTTGCTCAAGAATTTCAATCGCTTGAGTAGTTGTTGGCTCATCAACCATAATTGGCTGCATCCTTCGCTCTAGCGCTCGGTCCGTTTCGATATATTCATGAAATTCATCTAAAGTAGTTGCGCCAATCAATTGAATCTCACCACGTGACAAAACTGGCTTAATAATATTTCCAGCATCCAGAGCCCCTTTATCTGAACCTCCAGCACCAACAATTGTATGAATTTCATCAATAAAGAGAAGGTTTTCTCCTTTGGTTTCTACCATCTCCTCAATAATTTTTTTAAACTTAACAATAAATCCTCCATCCTCATCTGACATTAAACTAGATAGTTCCAGAGATCGCACTGTCAAGTTTTTTAATTTTGGAGATACCTGGTTTCGTAAAATGGCCAAAGCAAATCCTTCAACAATGGCTGTTTTACCAACTCCAGCTTCTCCCACTAAAATTGGATTATTCTTGGTTCGTCTGAGAAGAGTCGTCTGAACAGCTTCTACTTCTTTATCACGTCCATACACCTGATAATCTTCTGCTTTTTTTGAAACTTTTTCTGTCAAATTATCTGTATAACGATCTAAATAGGGTGTTTTTTTCTTTTCTTCAGTAGTCACACTTAATCACCTCTTTCTTTTACTTCCTTGATTTGAAGAGTGAGCTTATCTTTTATCGCATCCACAAATTCTCGTGGATTGATTGTCCCTTCTCCAATCTGAGATAGAAACATTTCCCAGCCTCCTGTTGTCTCTGGATCAGAGAATTCATTGTCATAAAGATAATTGATAAGTAGATAGGCCTTGTTGGTAGGAGTTAGTTGACCTGTTTTTTTATCTTTAACAACATAACCCTTACTTTGAATTTTTTTAATGATTTCTCCTCTAGTGGCTTGTGTTCCCAAGCCATATTTAGGAAATACTTGGCCAATCAATTGGCTTTCAGTTAATCTTTTAGGTGGTTTTGTTTCACCTCCTACAATCTGAACCTGCGTATCAATTTTATCTCCCACTTGATAATCAGGAACTTCAACAGAACCTCGTACCTTTCGAGAACTCCATTCAGCCCATCCTAACTTATGAAGCGTTCTACCTTTTGTTTTAAAAACAAGACCATTATTTTCTACATCGATTGTTTTTATTGAATAATGACAATCATCCGCAAACATCAAGATCGCCTGCTTCACAACTGCTTCATAAATCAGTCGTTGGTCAGTTTTTAAATTTGAAAGGTTTGGAATTCTTTCAGTCGGAATCAAGGCTGAGTGGCTCGTACCAGACACTTTTTCATCATTGACGTAATCTTCTCTAGGCTCCAAAAACGCTGGCTGAAAATGACAATTAATAGCTTTTTGATAGGCAGATAGATTTTCTTTTAAATCATCAAATTCAAAGTGACTGATGTATTCTGAGTCTGGTCGTGGATAGGAGAGAAAACCTTCCAAGTACAGCCCTTCAACAATGCTCTCAGTTTTATCTGAGTCAAATTTCCAGGCACTTGCCGCAAAACTTTGTAATGCTGACAAGGTAAATAGTTGTGGAGCTGATTTCTGATGTTTTTCTACCTCAACTGAAGAAACAATAGAGGTAGCTGATAATCCCCTTGAAGAGGCTAAAATAGCTTCACTATCTTTAGTTTTATCTTTGGTAGTAAAGAATACCCCATTTTCCTTATCCTCCAGCTGAAGCTTCCAATATTTTTCTGGAGTAAAGTTGCGAATCTCTAAATCATTCTCACAAACTAGTCTGACCGCTGGTGTTTGAACTCGACCAACCGATAGATGGCTACCTTTTGTTCGAGGGAGTTGTCCTCTTGCTTGAAGATCAATCGTTGCAAGAGGTGATAAGTTCATTCCTACCAACCAATCACTTTGTGCACGTGCTTCAGCTTCCAAATAGTAATTATAGGTTTCTGAAGGTTCCTTCAATTCCTGAAAGGCTTTTTGAAGAGCTTTCTTTGTCATGGAGCTTGCCCAAAGACGTTTCCAAATTTTCTCCTTCCCCCCTGGTATGTGAGATAAAATAGAGTACGCAATTCGCTCTCCTTCTCTATCAGCATCCGTCCCAATAATCACTTGATCCGCTGCTACAACTTCATCATAGATTCTATTAAATTTTTCTCTCGAATCCTTGTCCTCTTTCAGATGTTGCTTAAATGAAACATTTGTAAGAGGTAATTTATCAAGTGACCAATTGTCTGGTTCACTGTATTCAAATAGGTGCCCCTCAGCAGCCACCACATGTATCTCAGCTGGAAAATAGAGTGACTGCCTAATGACATAGACACCTTTCTTTTTACTAAATTGTCCTAAAGCTGTAGCGTAAGCTTCTGCCTGTTTCTCTTTTTCAGCCAGAATAACTATAACCATATCATTCTCCTTCTACTTCATTTTCTGTCATTGTAAGCTATAATTAAAAAATCTTTTGTAAAGGGACATCGACAAAGAATAGAGCGAGTTGGTATCAAAAAACAGCACATAAAGTTATATAACTTTATACACAAAAAAGAGGCTCTTAAAGAGCACTCTTTCTAGACCTTAAGCCCCTTCTTTGGGCTTTGGATAAAATTTTGATTTTGTACCACCTGTCTGTTTAACTGGTAAGGCTTTGTATGTTGTTCAACACTTTTTACAATTTTTGAGACTGTTCCATGAATACGTTTCATAGATTGCGCTAGTTGTTGATCATCAAGAGAGGTTAAATTATCAGTCCAAATTGCCATATAGCGAATGGCTTTCTCAGAGGTATCTAACCCAAAGTGCTTAGAAACGAGATAACTTGTCATCTCAGCTTCAAGTTCTCTACGATCTTTTGAGACATCTTCCTTATACGAGTTAGCAAATTTAGGATTATGCAGACTAGCATGCGCCAACTCATGAATGGTGGTTGCAACGACTTCCCCAGGAGTATTATCTGGATTCAAAAGTATTTTTTGTTCATCTGGATAAAAAGCTCCCTTCGCACTCTTCAATTCTTTTGCATCATCTTGATAGATCATTACTCCAATACCCTTAGCATAGTCTGAAAGTCCTTCAAGCACCTCTTTCGTACGAATATGATCCATATTAAAATCATAGTGACGATTTGGCATCGCTTTTGGATAAAATTCAGGCTTCAAGGTTGTTTGAGACAACTCAAAGACTTTATACGTAGCAAATTTAGCTAAGCCTGTATTTGAATCTCTTTCCTGGAAGAAGCGAGATTTTAACTTTCCTTCTT